CGTTCGAAGCGTCCCGCTCAAATTCCACGACGATCGGAGACTGCGGGATGATCGTGTCGGATCCAATGATCGGCGCCGCCGTGGCGGTCGCGATGGCGATGGCGCCTGGAGCGATCATCATCCCGAGGCGATCGGCGCCCGCGTTGGCGGTATTGATGCCGTTCGCTGAGCTGAACACGTCTACGCCAAACAGGTTTCCGCGGAAGCCTGGGCCCTTCGCCTGCACCTGGTCTTGCGACGTGGCCAAATACTGCCCGGGGCCCACTTCGCTGCGAAGCGAGGAGATCAGGTCATTGACCTGAACCGGGTGAAGCACGGCCGTGAAGATGCCGTCCGCGCTGTTCAGCTGGAGGCCGAAGATCGCGGAGTAGAACGTCGAGACGCTGAGGTCCACGCCCGTGGAACCGACCGAGGTCGAGAAGCCAGACGCCAGATCGCCAAGCATCGCAGTTACGCGCTTGTTGTAGGCGGCAACCATGTCGGCGGCCAGATTGTCGATCGTCACGTCGAACGGGATCCCGGTCGCGGTAAGCTGTGCGAGATCGCTCACCTGCCGGCGGAGCGCCTGTCGGGCGATCGTGACGTTGACGTTGGTGGTGGTGAGCGCGGTGTTGCTGACCGAGGCGTTCTCAGCGACCGCAGTCATTGCATTCGCGCCCCAGCTGACGACAGGCACCTGCACGACGGTAGAGCCAGAGCCGTTCATCGAGCGGAGCTGCAGGATGGACGGATGGTTCACGAGCGACGCGGTGTCAGTCAGCTTGACCACAACGGCCTGATTGAGAATCGCTGCCAGCCGGGCATTGCCCGACAGACCACTAAAATAGACTTCGTTGGCCATTTTTTTGGCCTCCTACGTTCGTTTTGTGGCCGCGCCTATCGCTGTTGACGGGAGCTCGAACCCGATCGCGGGAGGGCGTCGCCCTCGACGCCACCCTACCGCGTTCCATGACAGAATGTCAACCCGTGCGCAACGCCGCGAAGATCGCCTCGCGGTTGGCCTTGAACTCCTGCGGAGACAACCGCGCGATCGCCTCGGCCGTCCAGCTCTGAGGAGCGTCAGGAGCAGCCGCCACCGCAGCGCGTGCCGTCGAGGGCGCGGGCGCAGGTGCGGGCGTCGGCGCTGCCGTCGTAGTCGTAGTCGTCGGCGCGGCAGTGTCTGACAGGTACGCGCGAACCGCCTTCGGCAGCGCCTCCTTGTTGCTCATCCACTCCGAGATCGAAGGACGGCCCTCGGCGGGCAGCTTGGAGTACGCGTGCTGCACGTACTCGAGTCCTTCGGCGTCCATGACGCCAGCGGACATGATCTCGCGCTCGAGGCGAAGCGCCTCGCGCTCAGCCTTCGACATCGCCTTCTGCTCGTCCAACTGCACGCGGTACTTCTCTGCCGTCTCCGCGAGCGGCTGGAGCTCGCCGACGCGGGACTCAAGCTCCTTCACGCGGGCGACAAGCTGCCGAATGCGGGCGTTCGCGCTGCCGTCGTCTACCGTCGTCGTCCCTTCCTCTGCGCTCATGCTTCCTCCTTCTTGCGTTCGAGTGCGGCGCGGACTCGCGCCTCCTGACGGATGATCTTCCGAGCCCACGTCCGGCCAGCATCTCCGCCCCAGAGGAGCCACGCGATGTAGCCGGCGCTCGGGTAGCCGGGGTTGCCGCGCTTCGCAGCTGGCGCCTCGAGGTCGATCTCGTGACGCGTGAAGTAGGCGAGCATGCGCTTCACGGTCTCGATCGTGAGCGTGCGCCGGTTGCCGAGATCGCGAGCCCTGGCGACACCGACAGCCGTCCCGCCACGTCCGTACTCGGCGCGGAGCTCAAGCCCACGACGCGCAGCCGCAGCCACCGTTGCCGGCGGCTTCAGGTCGAGCTCGCCGCGCTCCTCTGCCCGCTTGAACTCGCGGTAGACCGCTGGCTCGTTGCGGCGCAGGTACTCGCGCTGGGCCTCCGAGACGAACGGCACTACGACTCCTCGGAGGCTTCGCTCTCGACCTCGCCGGGGAGCTCCGTCTCTGCCTCGACCTCCTCGCCCGTGAGGTAGCCGCGCGCCTCGCGCAGCGACTCCAGCACCGCGCGCAGAATGTCGCGCTGGTCCTCGGTCACGCTGCCGGCCAGCAGTCCGTCGAGCGCCTCCTCGGAGGCACGGAGTTCATCGACCGCCTCGGACATCGCCTCTTCATGCTCGCGCGATACGTCGGCGGCGGGCGGCGCTTCCGGCGTCTCTGTTCCTTCTTCCGCAGGAGGCGCCGCCTCTCCGCGCATGGCGCGGATCTGCGCGAGCTGCGCGACCGCATCCTGCTCGCTCAGTGAGCCGAAGAAGCGCAGCGCGTCCACGTCGGACATCAGCCCTGCCGAGCGCATCTCGAGGATGTGCTTGCGCCGTGCGTCCATCTCTTGCGGAGACAGCGGGATCTCACGGTACAGGACCGAGTACCCGCCCTCCGGGTAGTTGGTGGGCTCGGAGTTGGCCTCGGCCCAGCGGTTGAACAGGATGGCCGAGAGTCCGACGAGCGCCTCGTCAGATGCGCGCATCTGAAGCACGTAGCGCCTCTGCGCGACCCGCTTGCCCTCCTGGCTAAGACTGATCGCGTACCCTGAGCGGGCAGAGCCGCTCGTGCGCTGGAGCTCCGAGGGCGCGAGGCCGGCGTCCGTCGCAGCGCGGTGGGCGATCGCAGCGATCACGCTTTCCAGTTTTTCCACGTCCGACCCGGCCTGGTACTGTCCAAGCATGGCCTGACTGGTCTCGCTCACCGGATCGAACATGAGGATCGTCGCCGGATCGGTCGTGACCTCCGAGCGGCTCGCGCGGGAGCCGAGGTCCACCGCATCCATGCCGGCCACCCGGACGCCGACTGCGTACCGCTGCGGGTGGCTCGCGTCTCGGATGGCATGGTTGAGGTACGAGTACAGCACGCCGAGGTTGAGTGTCGCCTCGTAGAGCTCGATGTTGGCAAAGGGATCGAACAGCCGATCGCCGTAGGTGCTGGCATGGTACAGCTGCGCGGGAATGACCGGCGTCCCGTTCTGGCGGCGCCACGCGGCCGGGTAGTCGGCGCCGTCGTAGGTCGCGCCGTGGAGCTCCACGGTCAAGTTTCGCCCGAACTTCCAGCCGTCGAGCGCCTCAACGACCCGGTATGTCGGGAACTCGGGATCCCGAATGTCCCACACGTCGAAGGTCCAGACGTGCTTGTCACCGATCGAGCGTAGGCGCAGCTCCCCGAACACGACGGGCACAGTCGGCCTCGACGCGTCAGCCTCCGCGAACGTCATGTGTGGCGGGACGGGACGGTAGACGATGCGCCCGTCCACGACCTCGACGCGAAGCCACATCTCCCGCAGCGCGATTGTCAGCGCCTGGAAGCGCGTCATCTGCGACCACAGGCCCGATCGTGCGATCGACCCGGAGGAGCCGATCAGGCGATCGAGGTTCGCGCTCGGCGCGAGCTGCAAGTGACGCACGTCGGGCTCGGCGTCGTAGAGCGTGGCAAGCTCGATGCTCGTCGTGCGCATCATGCACTGGGTGATGTCACCGATGCCCCACGCTGCACGACGCACCGAGCCGATCTGCTGCTCGAGGCGGGCCTCCAGCAGCGGGAGCCACCGGCCTTCCATCATCGCATAGCGGTGGCGCTGGTGTTCGACGCGGCGGGCCTCGTCGGGGTTCCCGGGAGCGGGAGGCGCTGGCGTCGAGGTCATGGAGTAGTGCATGGCGCCCCCTTATCCGAGTCGTAGCCGCTGGGGCGCATAAGCCCTGCGCGTGATCAGCTCGCATCCGTACCTTAGCGCGTCGAGGGTGTGCTTGTGGTTGCTCGCCTCGCGGCCGTCGAACTTGCCGAGGTCTTCAATGAGTCGCTTGCACCTCGGATGCACGATGAAGTCGCCCCTGAGCATGGCGCTTTGCATGATCCGGTAAGAGTGAAACACCGATCCGGCTGGCTTGTAGGCGGTGTTGATGCGCGCGGGCCATGACCCGATCGGGATCTTCAACGCCTTCTCGAACGCCTGGACGAGCAGCGCGTTCGACTTGATCGCGCCGCCTCGACGGGAGATCGCCGCACGGTCACCTACCCATCGGTCGATCTGCTCCCAGCGGAGGCCGGCGCGCTTGATCATCGAGAGGATCTGCGCGGCGTCCTCCTCGGGCGTCGTCATGCCGTTGGACGACACGACATCGAGCACCGTGATCCGGGGCTCGTTGTCCGCTGTCCGGGTGATTGCCACCATGACGGCAGTCTGCGCTCCGCTCTCCTTCCCGTGATCGATGCCGATGCCGATCTGCGCCTCGCCAGCGGGCGCCTCGTCTCGGACCATCGTCGCGGGATCGAACTGCAAGAACACGCGGCCCTCGACCCACCCGCTCTCCCACTCGCCGTGGATGCGCTGGGCGCGCTCCTGCGGCAGCACCTGCGCCTCGAGCTTGTCTATGTCGCGCTGATGCAGGAGCGGACGCCCGCCGATCGGCGTCGTCGCCTCCACCGTGAGCGGCGTGTGGATGTCCTCGACCTCGCCCTGCTCCACCAGCTTCTTGAGCCATCCGAGCGGGAGGCCGATCGGCGTCAGCGTGATCGCGATCCGTCCACGCTGGCGCAGTACGCGCGCCGCGAGCTCCGACCAGATCGCCTCGGGCGGCGGTTCATCGATCAGCACGTAGTCGATCGTCGCGCCAGCGAGCGCGAGCGCGCCCTGGTTGACTGTGCGGATGCGGAGGATGCTGCCGTTCTTGAACCGGACGATCGGGGTCTTCCCGCGAAAGCCCTTCCCGGGCGTGAACTCGCAGTCCTCCTCGATCGCGTCCTTCGGGAGCAGACTCCAGATCTTCTGCTGGATGCTCAGGCTCTGCTCCCACGACACGACGACTACCCACGCTTCGATCGGCGCTGCCTTGACGAGCGTGTACGGATGCGAGCCGAGGCAACGCCAAATGCAGTCGGCCACACCGCACCATGTCTTTCCCGCCTGGTTCCCTGCCCGAAAGAGCTTGATCTGCGACGAGGACTGAAGGAACCGGAGCTGAGGTGGCGTCGGGCGGTAGTAGGCGAGCGGGTCCGTGTGTGCCCGCTTTCCGAGGACGTGCGTT